ATCAGCGGATATATTACTGTTCTTTCGACTTTGGGTAATTGCAGTTCCAGTTTCTTTCGAGGTTGAAATGTTAAACTCAATTCTACCCTTATAGGTGTCTCCGAGATCAAGAGGGAACTGAAGTTTTTGCGTCTTTGCCATATACTTTATCCATAAATAGGTGTTGGACTATTCTTGTTTTATTTATAAGGTAACTATGGCATATTCAGGAAGATANAAACCTAAAAACCCTGACAAATATATTGGTGATCCTAATAATGTAACATATCGTTCAATGTGGGAGCGCCACGTTATGAAGTGGTGTGATAATTCACCTCATGTTCGTAAATGGGCCAGCGAAGAGGTCGTTATCCCTTATCTATGTGAGACTGACAAGAAAATGCACCGATACTTTATGGACTTTTTTATTCAGTATTCTAATAATCGGAATGTTTTGGTCGAGGTCAAACCATATAAAGAAACCCAAGTTCCCGCGCAAGGGCGCGGCCGCGCGCGAAGACAAGTCCTGTCCGAGGGTTTGACATTCATAAAAAATCAAAGTAAGTGGAAGGCAGCAAAAGAATATGCGGACAATAGGGGGTGGCACTTCGAGATCTGGACAGAGAGAGAACTAACAAAGATGGGCATCCTACCAAAATCAACGCGTCAATTAAAACCATTTACTCGGAAGAAAAAGAAATGACCAAAGTATTTTTTCTTGGGTTCAACAAGACCGCAACAACATCAATTCATCGATTATTCGAGTTCTCGGATTATGTAAGTTATCATCATCTAATCGGTGGTAAAAACTTGGCTAAAGTAATGGACGGTAACCTAAGAAACAATAAACCAATCCTACATAATATTTCGGGTGCAACCGCATATAGTGATCTTTCCTATTATAAAAAGAATCAAACAATCGAGGGGAATCAGTGGTACTCTGAATTATACAAAGAATATCCGGACTCATTTTTCATATTGCAAACAAGAAATATTGATGATTGGTTGGACAGCAGAACAAAACACAAGAAAGGACACTTTATCAAAAGGTGTATGAACTCCCATGATGTTGAGACCAAAGATGAAATGAGAGAACTTTGGAGAAAAGAGAGAGAAGATCGTGAGAATAAAATAAGGATATTCTTTCGAGGTCATCCTAAGTTTATGGTTTTTGACATCGATAACGATCCGATTGATCGGTTGATTCGACATCTTAAACCTGAGATTAAACTCAACAAAGATGGTTGGCAAGTCCACAATAAAACGTATAAATAAAACTAGAATAGGACAAAGGAATCTCCGTGTCGAATATTTTTGACAGACTAGAATTACAAGCGTTTCGTGCAGGCATCACTCCGAGAACCAAAGAGTCTCGGGAGTGGTTTCGTAAGAAGGCAAGTAATCTAAGAAGTATTAACCGTGAAGACCTCATGGACGAAGACCCGATCAGAAAACGCGGGCGTCAAATTGTGGGTCGGATGTATATGTACTTCTATGACCCTAAAACAAAAGAGACTTTGCCTTACTATGATGCGTTCCCTTTGTCGATTATTGTAGGTCCAGCCCCGGGTGGGTTTTATGGTTTGAATTTGCATTATCTTCCGCCGATCCTTCGTGCGAAGTTTTTGGATGCATTGATGGACATCGCAGAGAAGAATATTGATGAAGACAGTAAATTTAGACTCAATTACAAGTTACTTAAAAGTACCTCAAACCTGAAGTACTATAAACCGTGTTTCAAACATTATCTCAATGCACATGTTGAAAGTCGATTTGCGGAAGTGCCTGCACCTGAATGGGAGATTGCGACCTTTCTTCCGACCGCAGATTGGCGTAAGAGACAGAGACAAAAGGTCTACTACGATTCAAGGCAGATGATCTAATGAATGTTGATGAATTCAAATCACTTGCAAGTTCATCTGGCGGATTTGCATTACCTAATCTTTATAAGGTGACCCTTCCCCCACTTGCGGGTGTATCACCGAGTGATCTAAATCTTATTTGCAAATCGATTAGTTTGCCTGGAAGACAGATCACATCTGCAGATTATCTTGTGGGTACGGTAAACCGCAAAATTGCGAATGGTTATGCAGTTGCGGATCTCGCACTGACATTCCATGTAATGAATAATCATTCGGTGACCAAATACTTTGATGAATGGCAAAAACTCGCACATAACCAAGAAACCTATGAAATTGGTTATTATGATGACTATGTCAAAGTAGTGACGATCGAACAATTACAAAAGGGGACGGGTTTCAGTCTGTTCAGAAAACAGTTAGGATTCTTGGACGGTATTCCGACATCATTAAAACAAAGGTTACCTGACCTTGGATTTATTGATCTTGCGCAGGGTGAGGTAGATATTAATCTAGGTTCGGATTCTAGATCGGTCCGAAAGGTAAAACTAATAGACGCATATCCAACAACCGTTAATGATATTCAGTTGGGGGATGATCAGAATAATACGATTACCGAACTTGGTGTTCAGTTATCGTTCAAGGATTGGGAGGCTGAACAGTCGGACGATCCCAACGGAAATCTAGGAGACGCACTCTTGGGTGGATTGATTGGTACATTTGGTTAAAAATTGGAGTAGAAAATGGCATTACCTAAGTTAAACAGTGATCCAAAATATAAAGTGACAGTCCCATCAACCGGGAAAGAAGTTTCTTTTCGACCTTACTTGGTGAAAGAAGAAAAGGTTCTGATGATGGCATTCGAATCAAAAGATCAGAAACAGGCGCTTCGTGCTATTGTAGATACGTTAAGCGCATGTATTGACGAAGAGATGGATATCTCTGCATTGAAGACTTTTGATATCGAATATCTCTTTACTCAGATTCGTTCTAAGTCTGTAGGTGAAAATTCTACGGTCTATCTTTCGTGTACCGAGTGTGGTTCAAAGAATGAACAAAATGTTGACATTACAAGTGTCGAGGTGACCAAACCCGAAAAGGATCCTATTATCGAATTGACACCTTCGATCAGTGTTGAAATGGATTATCCCTCTTATGAAAATGTGATGAACACAGACCTTGAGGGTGATGAGATTGAGGTAGGTTTTTCTATGGTGGTCAACTCAATCAAGTCTATTATTACCGAAGACGAAAGAACCGATGCAAAAGATGTCAACAAAAAAGAATTGGTCGAGTTTGTTGAGTCTATGAACCAGATTCAGTTCCAACAGGTTTCTGATTTTTTGAATCAGATCCCTGCTATGGAACATGATGTTAAATTTGACTGCAAAGACTGTGGCCATCATAACGAAATCAAACTGAAAGGGATACAGGATTTTTTATCATAAACCTCTCACACGATAACTTGGTCAATCACTATAAGACCAACTTTTCGTTGATGCAACACCATCATTATAGTCTGACCGAGATTGAAATGATGATACCGTGGGAGAGGGAAATATATGTTGGAATGTTGATTGATTATATTAAGGAAGAAAACGAAAGGATAAAAAACCAACAGGGAATGTAAATGGAAAGTATCGCCACACTGGACAAGAGTATTGGACTACTCCGGGAAGAAAATTCTCAGGGATTAGTCGAACTCGCAAATAAAACTGAAGAGAATACCAGTTCAACTGAGTCTCTTCATAAAACTGTGGGCGAACTTTTGGATGAGTTTCGTGGTTCTCGCCTTGATCGCCTTGAAGAGAAAAGAGAAGAAAGATCAAGACAAAATCAACAACAAGATGATGGGGAACAAGAAAGGGTCTCTGGTAGAAGAGAAGAAGATGATTTTAATCCAAGTGACTTAATGTTGTTTGGAGCGGGCGGAATCGCCAGAAACGTTTTGGGTGTTCTTGCTGCAATCCCGGTCGCAGCGACAGCATTCGCTGGCGGATTTGTTGAAGGTTGGGTAAAAACACTAGGAAAAATAAATCAAGCAGTACGCGCAACAATCAGCGGAATATCCCGAGCCGTAATGAAACCAGTAGAACTGGTTGTTGACGGTATCAAAAGACTTGGTCGACCATTTTCTAATCTCGCAAAGATTTTTGACGCAGGGGTTGATGGTGTAAGACCGATCGTTCGGAATGCAAATGGGACGTTCCGAAGTCTTTCGCGAATGGAAAGACTATTCTTAACCTTGGGGAAAACCCTTTCCGGAATGGTTAAACTGATTCGAACAGTAGTTTCAGCTGTATCTTCTATTCCTAAATTAATTGGTTCGTTCTTAAGATCAGTAAGATCCATCGGGACTTTATTATCATCTCTTCCAGAAATGATTGGTGGTAGAGTTTCTCGTGTTGGGGGCGTTATAACAAAATCGATTAATGGTTTTTTCGGTGCATTAAGGTCAATCGGGAGTGGAATTGGTTCTTTAGGTTCGACCGCAACCCAAGGTGTAAAAACAGCAATCAGTCCGATCACAAAAACCATCAATGGGTTCTTTAATGCGTGGAGATCAGTTGCGGGTATTACGGGTAATCTGTCTAAATCAACAAGTGCAGTAACAAAACCACTGGGTCCAATCTCAAAGACCATTAATGGAATCAAATCCGCGATTCAAGCCTTCGGTGGAAGACTTGGTGGAATTTTTAGATTATTCGGAACCCTCGGTCGAGTCATTGCATTTCCTGTAACCATAGTCATGGGAATCATCGATGGATTCAAGGGGTTCATGCGTGGATGGCAAGAACAAGAAGGCATTTTTAATAAACTTATTGCAGGCGCATTAGGCGCAGTCGGCGGTGTTCTGAGAGGCATCATCGGTATACCACTCGATTTGTTAAAATCTGCGGTAGGATTTATTGCAGAAAAAATGGGGTTCGAAAACTTTGCGGAAACCCTTGAATCATTTTCTTTTGCGGATATTATTCAAGATATATTTGATTCTATTACCAACGTGGTCTTGTCTATTAAAGATAGGATCGTTGAGATATTTGATGACATTCGAGAAGTAGGAATATTTGGCGCATTAACAAATCTTGGTGCAGACATTCTCGAAGGAATCAAATCGATGTTGCGAAAGGTTATTCCCGATCAAGATAGTTTTCTTGGTGGATTTGTTCCTGAAGGCGTTTATGAATTCTTGGATGCGCCTCCACCGGAAAGAAGGGATCCGGAGATTGTTGAACCATCAAGAAATGGTCAAACCAGATCAGACCTAACACCTGAAGAACGAGAAAACGCAGAAGCAAAACTTCGAGAACTTGAAGACCGAGAAAGACAATTGAGTCTTAATGTTCGGGAAAACCAAGAAGAAATCATGTCGGATCCAGCCGAAATGGAAAGGGTTCGTAGAGAGATGAGAGAAATCGCTACTGCGAGACGAGAAGTTGAACAACAACTCCGACCCGTAGAGACAAACAACGAAGACATCCCAAGAGTAAGACCGGAAAGACCCGAACTAACCCCAAGACAAATGGCACGGGCCCGATTGGAATCTGGTGAAAGAGAAAACAGACAGATCGAACAAGCATCATCTATCAATGCGGTCGATGCGTCACAACGTGTGGTCAACAACAATAATAATGTGAATAACAATCAGACTGCACTAATCAATTCTAATATGCCTGCGGTAGACAATCTGGATAGGACATGGGGTTGGTCATAAAATAACCGACCCATCAGTCAAGTAGCAAATCAGTTCCTTTACAGTATTTGGGTAACACAGACTGAACCTGATGAGTCGGTTTGTGAGGGGGTATCTTAGTGTTTATTGATTCTGCGGTTTGATGATGGATTTGTTCTACCACCGCCAGCTGAACCGCCACCTGATGATTTGCGGTTTTTCCGATTGCTGTACACATGGAAACCAATCGCAGCAACAACACCAGCAAAAATCAAATATCCTAGTACTTCCATAACTTTCTCCTTCTAGTATGAGGGGGAGAATCTCCCCCTACTCTACTATTTAGTCTTCTTGTGCCATTTTTGCGAAGTAAGACAGAGTATCTTCTTCATCTTCTTCTGCACCAACACTCGGAGAAGGTTCTGAGACAATCTCAGGTTCAGGCGCACTGCGTCCGACATTTGACTCCGCACTCTGAGATACACTCTCATTCTTTGCGGTAGAACCCGCACCAACAGACTCACCCAAAACAACCTGTAACCGTCCTTTCAGTTCATCATAAGATTTGAAAGACGAAGGATCAGTGAACTCATTGAGATCATGCATTTGATTGTAGATTGCTTTCAATTGTTCTTCGGACTCGGACAGTAATGACGGACTCTTGAACTCAGACTTGTCATAGTTACGATAACCCGCAACATTCCGAATCTTCAACTGAAAGTCTGCACCCTTCCAGAAGTCAAATGGGTTAATTGGTTCTTCACCCGGAAACTGTGGTTGCATCACATCCATGATCTTGTCAAAGATTTTCTTACCATAATCGTATAAGAAAACTTTGCCTTCATTCGAAGGATTTGATGGGTCACTGACTACCAGAATGTTTGACACATAATGTAAACGGCGTTTCTGTTTCCGTGCGATCTCTTTGTCATCTTCAACCCCAGAATTCCACAAACGAGAGTTGTGTTCACTCACCGGATCGTTCTGACCAAGAGTGGTCAAAGACTTTTCAATATACCACTGTCCGGTCGGACCCTTAAAGAAATGGTCCCAATACCGAACCCAAGGCAATTCTTCGCCTTCACCTGCGGGAAGGAAACGAATGACCGCATAACCGTTACCACTCTCATCTACCGAGGGTTTCCAGAATCGGTCATCACCATAAGATTTTTTCTCGCCGGATGGTCCGTTCATTTCATTCGCAGCTGAAACCAACTTGGACACGTCCATTGACTTAGATTTTAGACTTTCAAAACTCATATATTACTCCGTATATTTTGTATATTGCGTATTTGTTTTATCCACTTTATTCATAATCATATACTATTTTACTTGACTTGTCAAGCACGTCAAACATCCAATGTGTTTAACTTCGGTAGGAAGTTGAGGTTCATTGCCTCTGCTTCCAGATTCTTTTTAATGGAGTCACTCAAATATTTCTTGATGTCTTCCATTTCCAAATTGTTTTCTTCACAGAGATGTACGATTGAGTCGATATAACTCATCTGTGTTCTCATCACTGTCTCTTCCACCATGTTCGAGAACTTCTTCTTCGTCATAAAGTTCTCTTGTGGTTGGGATTCTTGATGACCTTTTGTTTTTGTTTCCATACCATATCTCTTCTAGTTCTTCGTCCCAGACCTTCATTATGTCGGGATAGAAAACACCGATTGTTCTCTTAGGTTCTCCGTCTGGCCAGTATGCCATTGCGACACATGATTCTCGGACACGGTTTTCTCGGTTTTCTCCAAATCGAAAGTCTGCCCAGTGTCCGGTGGACAGATAGGTCTTCATGTTCTTGATATAGGTTTCTAAATCTTGATATGCAGACCTCTCGCTTGCGACCGATGAGTCTTTGAATGACTTCATCTGTTTAAGAGACATCTCATTGTCTTTGATCCACTGTTTTACTTTGGACCAATGAATCGGATGATCTTCAGGCAAATCTCGAATAGACTCATGAACAGATTTTGCGCCGGTGTGACCTCTCGCTTCTCTTGCTTTGGCGAGACGTTCGGCCGCTGCTTTTTTCTGTTCATCAGTCATGGGTTTGCGAGAACGTTTGGGTTTTATCTTCTTACGTTCATACCCCATTTCTTCGAGTGCAGCCTGTTCCTTCTTTTTCCGGGTTTCGGCTGCTTTCTTTCCTTTAGTCATAGGTCTAACCGTTATGCACTATCAAATGAAATCACTTTATCTATACGAAAAGAACGCCACTCATTTAGATCCAAGTCAAATACCCGAAGAGTAGTATCTCCACCCACACTCTGATCGATCTTTTCTCCCTTAGGCATCTTGTCTTCAGGAATTAAATCTGAGTTTAGAGTGGCTTTCATCTTACGGATAGCACCGTCTTTTACCTTCTCGAAAGACAGATTGACAATATTTTCTCTTAATGTATTGGCCATCTGATCACGATTATATAACATCATGTAATCTCCTGCTGTTGTAAATTTCAAGTCGTTCATTATATTACCTCACTCATACAAGTTTTGTCAACCTCAAACCAATCTGGTATATCCCGTTTGGACCAAATCATCTTGAACCGTTTTTGTTTTGTCATATAGAACTTACGATAAGATTCTACCGGATCATCGGTCATACACTCAGGATTCGAACCCATCGCAAGTCGAAACTTAGTCAGGGGTCCGGTCGGAATGTTCTTTGGTGGAGTGGACAATAATCCCCGGAACTTTTTATCTGACAGATGAGTCTTCCCATATCGGTATGTATATTCATCACAAAGGGCAATCCAGTGTTTGTGATGCCACTCATAATTTGCGGAGGTTTCCATGGTCCAAAGAGTACATGGATGTTTGGGGTGGACTGGTTGATAGAGTTCCTGACTGATAATGTCATCACCATCAAGTAATCGATGAGCAGTACACAACATCTGTGCAGACTCAAGTAACATCTTAACCACATGTTTATTGCACTGTTGTTGTGCAGCAACAATCGGGTCATTGTCTAGTATAAAAATATTCATCCTAATTCCTAAATTCTAAATCTATCGGGAAACACTTCCAGAAAATTTCTTTCTCTAGTCGGTGTGCTTCTCTTTCCCACGGTTGATTATCATATCGATACCCCTCCGCATTTCGACCTTTCCAAACCCAATTGATTTCACTCTTGAGTTCTCCGCGTAGATACTGTTTCGCATGAACCAGTTCATGGGTGAGGGATTGCATCATGGTCATGAAAGATGCATTGCCACCAGTGACCGGATCTTTGCGAGAGATAAAGATCTCCACCCCATCTTGGTCACCAAGACAATAACCATGTGTGCCTTCCGCATCGGACACAAAGTTGATCGTGATGGGCCGAGTTCGAAGTCGACCCAACCCCAACTCTTTCAATACTCGTTGGGAATACTCCATCACGATATCACGATGACGTATACGCCCTTCAATCATAGGCATGTACTTCATGTGATTATCCTACAAATTCATCAATACTTTCAACCAAATCGAAAGCAACCACATCTTTGAGTTCCTTCATGGTCTTAGCAACACCCTTCCGAACCTTGACAAACGAAATGTCGTAGTAGTCAAGACCATTCAATCGGATTTGAACGTAGCCTTTCCAAGGCGTCATACCAGAGGTCTTGAACTGAAGACCATCACCTAGATTCAGAAGGTCTTTAGCGCCCCAAGCTGCAAGCGCCCACCCGTCTAACTGTTTGATCTGTGACAAAATGGTTTCTGCAATTTCACGATTCATTACGCAACCTCCGCAANTTTTTGTTTCAGGACATAGGGTTTGTCCCACCGTCCAATCTCAATGTAAATGTAGTGACTCACATCAAAGTAGTCAGTCATGATGTCACTGTTGTTGTAGTAGTCGACACCTAACATCGCGTCTTTCAACTCCAAGAGAAAGTTCTTTGCATCACCTTCATAGTACTTGTCAATCCAGTACTCGTTGACCTGATGGTAATCGTTATTACCGAAGTCAACCTCACCTTCG